ATGCGCGCCGTGGTCCATCAGTGGCTCTTGGGCCGGGGGAACAGCGAACTGGGCGCCGAAGGCATCTACACGTGGTCGCTGCCCGCGTGGGTCGTCGAACTGCCGTGGGGCGGACACTTCAACGTGTGCCCCTCCGCAGGGGTTTGCGCCCAACTTTGCTACGCAAGACAGGGTGCGTACCGGTTCAGCAACGTACGGGCAGCCCACATGCGGAACCTGCTGCTCACCCTCCAAGACCTGCCGGGCTTCGAGCAGCAGATGACCGAAGAGGTCCAGCACCCCCGCTACCAGGGCGCCCACGTCCGCATCCACGACAGTGGGGACTTCCACAGCCAGGACTACCTGGAAGCCTGGCTGCGCATCATCCGCTCCGCACCCGGCGTTTCGTTCTACTGCTACACCAAGGAAGTCGCCCTCTTCAAAGACGTGGTGGAGCCCGACCCGCCCGCCAACTTCGGATGGTGCTACAGCCTCGGGGGCAAGCAAGACCAGGCCATCGACCTGGACACCATGCGGCACGCCGACGTGTTCCCCAGCGAGGAAGCCGTCGAACACCACGGCTACGCCTCGCAAGACGAGTCCGACCTGCTCGCCGTGTACGGCCCACCTCAGGTCGGCATCCCGGCGAACAACATCCCCCACCTTCGCCGCATCCAAGGCGCGCACTCGTTTGGCGCCTTGCAGCGCATCCGCGACAACCAGGTCCACGCCAAGTCCGGCCGCAACCACCCATCAGACCCCTCCGAGTGACGAGGACCGCTCATGCCTGCCGTCTACCTCGAAACCCGCGACATCCCGATCGCCGACCTCACCCCGTTCCCCGGCAACGCCAAGAAGGGCGACGTCGCAGCGATTCGTGACTCGCTGCGCCGTAACGGCCAGTACCGGTCGCTGATCGTGCGAAAGGCCGGCAAGGGCGCGCTCACCGTGCTCGCCGGGAACCACACGATGCAGGCGCTCGCCGCTGAGGGCGCCGAGACGGCGCGCTGCGAGGTCATCACCTGCGACGACCAGGAAGCCAAGAGGATCAACCTCGCGGACAACAGGCTGTCCGAGCTCGGCACGTGGGATGAAGACGCGCTCGCCGCGCTGCTGAAGGACGTCCAAGACGACCTTGACGGAACCGGCTACTCCAGTGACGACCTGGACGAGCTGTTGCAGACCACGGGCGAACTCGCGGCCAACGCGACCGAGTTCTTGACGGACTTCGTGGCCCCTGCCCCGGCGTCGCCTGCCCCCGCGGCCCCGGCCGCCATACCGGGCGCACCCGCCCCGGCAGCCGCCATACCTGGTGCGCCCGGTATGGCCGAACCCGCCCAGGACGGGCCCGAGCCGCAGGACGGCGTCGTCCCGCCGCCCGCCCCGCTCGCGCCCGCGCAGCCCTATGTACCGCCCCCGCCCGTGCCCGTGCCGACCGGGCCACTGATGACGCCCGTCCAGTGGGTCGTCACCGTCGAGCAGCGCGACACGATCCGGGCCGCCATCAAACACGCCCAAGAGGCGAACGGCCTGGACAACAGCTCCGCCGCCCTCACCGAAGTGTGCCGGGCATACCTCGAAGCACAGGAGAACCCCTCATGAGCCACGACCACGAGCACCACCACGTGCACGAGCACGACGGGCTGAGCATCATCAACCTGCGCGACGCCGCAGAGGCCATCAAGACCGAAGGCGTGCCCGTCCACGGCGCCCCGGCTACCGGCCTGCCGCTGCACTCCAACGGGCACCTCGGGGTCGACATGCTGTCCGTCCCCCCGAACGCCCGGTTCCCCGTCCACACCCATCCCGGCGACCACCTGCTGCTGTGCCTGGAAGGCGAGGGCACCATCAGCATCGGCGAAGTCACCTACAAGGTGAAGCCCGGCGACATCTACATGGTGCCCGGCGAGATCCCGCACGCCGTCGGCGCCGGCGCAGCCGGGCACGTCCTGATCGCCACCGGCTCGCCGCACAAGCCCGTCGAGTCCCCGGAACGGATGACGTTCACCGACTGGCAGGGGAACGCCACCACCGAGCCCCTGTTCGCGGACGAGACCGCGCCCGGGGCCGAGTCGTGACCCAGCGCAAACAGGCTCTCCGCAGCCAGGACGACTGGGCCAAGATGCGCGCCCGGGCCCGCGACGAGTGGCCGGACGACAAGCTGGACAACCTGATCGACCGGACCGTGGAAGAGATCAAGGCGAGCGTCGCCGGCTGCCGCGCAGCGTACGCCTGGTCCGGCGGCAAAGACTCGATCGCCCTCGGGCACGTCGCCGAACTCGCCGGCGTCACCGACTGCTGCTTGGGCATCTCGAACCTCGAGTTCCCGGCGTTCCTCCAGTGGGTCACCGACCACATGCCCGACGGGCTGACCGTGGTGAACACCGGCCAGGACCTGCAGTGGCTGGCGAAGAACCCGAACATGCTGTTCCCGCAAGGCGCGTGGGGATCGAAGTGGTTCACGGCCATCAACCACCGCAGCCAGGCCCGCTACTACCGGGACCAGAAGCTGGACGTGCTCCTGCTTGGCCGCCGCCACTCCGACGGCAACTACACCGGCCCCAAGGGCGCGACCGAGTACACCAACCGGGCGGGCATCACCCGCTCCTCGCCGATCGCCGCCTGGTCGCACACGGCCGTGTTCGCGCTGATCGACCGCGAGGGCCTGGCGATGCCGCCCTGCTACGACTGGCCCCGCGGCTACCAGGTCGGCACCGGCTCGTGGCCCGCCCGCCAGTGGACCAACAGCGTCGACCACGGCTTCGAGGAAGTGTGGGCCATCGACCCGGACGTGGTCCGCCAAGCCGCCCCCGTACTGCCGCAGGCCGCGGACTGGATGACCCGCACCGGCCATGCCTGACCCGGAAGGGACAACACCCCGTGTGCGGGATCTTCGCCTACACCGGGCACGGCGCTCCTGACCGCGAGCTGCTGACCGCCATCACCCGCGCTGCCGCCACCCGAGGCCCACACGCCCACGGCTGGACCACCGGCGAAACAACGCACCGCGCGCTCGGCCCCATGGATCCGGACGCCGCCGTCACGGCCTGCCAGGACGCCCACCAGTGCCTCGGACACGCCCGGCTCGCGACCTTTGGCCGGTACGACGACGAGGACGCCGTCCAGCCCGTCACCGTGGACGGCCACCACGTGGCCTTCAACGGCAACATCTACAACCCCGTCGAGGTCCACCCGGGCACCTGGCCAGCCGACACCCACCATCTCGCCCACGCGTACGCCGCAGAGCGCACCCACGGCCACAGTCCGCACCGAGCCCTCGAACGGGCGTTGGCACCAGCCCGGATGAACGCCTGGGCCGTGGTGATTCTCGACGCCAGCGGGGCCCTCGTCACCTACCGCCAGGGCCTGCCGCTGTTCACGTACCGCGCCGAGGGCGGCCTGTACCTGGCGTCCCGCCACTTCCACCCCGACGCCAGCGAACTCGCCCCCAACACCCTCACCGTGGACACCCCATGACCCAGAACCCCTCCGGCGAATCCGGCCGCGTGCACGTCCACCGCCGCCAACACTTCGACCGCAAGCACCTCTCCGTCGACGTCTATACCCTCGCCCTCGAACGCACCGCCTACATCCTCGACAACCACGACCGGGTGCAGGTGATGTTCTCCGGCGGCAAGGACTCCACCGCCGTCCTCAACGTCGCCCTCGAAGTCGCCCACAGCGACCCGCGGTTCGAACGACACCTGCCGCTGAGCACGATCTTCTTCGACGAAGAAGCCATCCCGCAGGAGACCGCCGACTACGTCGCCAGAACCTTCGCCCGGCCCGACATCGCAGGCGAGTGGTACTGCCTGCCCGTCCAGCACCGCAACGCCTGCTCCCGCACCCACCCCTACTGGTGGCCCTGGGCCCCCGAAGACGAGGAACGCTGGTGCAGGCCGCTGCCCGAGCAGGCGATCACGAACATCCCCGGCTTCCAGGTCTGGCCCCAAGAGGCCCGCATGACCATCCCCGAAATGGCCGGGCTCCTCGCGCCGCCGCCGCACACCACAGCATCGCTGATGGGCATCCGCGCCCAGGAGTCCATCACCCGTCTCCGCGCCGTCAGCAAGAAAGCCGTCGACAACTACATCATCAAGGCCACCGGCAAAACCGCCCGCGGCAACCTGTTCAAGGCCTATCCGGTCTACGACTGGCGCCACGAAGACGTCTGGGCCGGCCCCCGCGTCCACGGCTGGGACTACAACCACGCCTACGACCTGCTCGAGATGGCAGGCGTGGGAATCAGCATCCAGCGCTGCTCACCCGCCTTCGGCGAAGAGCCCCTGCAGAAGCTCTACACCTACGCCCAGTGCTTCCCCGACGTGTGGGCGAAGATGTGCGAGCGTGTCCCCGGCGTCGGCGCCGCCTACCGCTACGCACTCACCGAGCTGTACGCATACAGGGACCGTCCTGACAAGCCCGATGGCATGCCCTGGCAGGACTTCATCTCCCACTATCTGCACAAGTTCCGGCCCAAGGAAGCTGCCTCCGTCGCCGAGCGGATCAAGAAAGAGATCGCCTCCCACTACCGGCGCACCAACAGCCCCCTCGTCTACAAGGCCATGCACCCCATCTCCGGGCTGTGCTGGCACTTCCTGCTGACGATCGCCATGCGCGGCGACTTCAAGAACCGCAAGCAGGCCGGGGCCCGCATCGCGAACCATGCCTACGACAAGCTCTGGCGGGAGTACACCGCCGAAGTCGCCGCCATCCGCGACGCCGGCACTGCCCACGAATACGGCTACCCCCGCCCCTGGCCGACCGACCCGGCCTCCCTCGTCGTCGAAGTCGTCCAGAAGAAGCGGTAGTAACCCGCTGGGCGGAGAAGATGCAGGCCAGAGCCTAACTCGCATTGGTGTAATGAGTAGGCTTAGCTCATGATCGAAACGAACTTGGCCTGGCTCGCAGGCATTTGGGACGGCGAAGGATCTGTTGGCATCACTCGGCAGAACCGAGCGGGCAACACCAATCGGGTCCTCGTCCCTCAAGCGCAAATCCAGATGACCCATGAAGTGACCGTCGCGAAAACCGTAGAGATTCTTCGCGGCCTCGGGCTGAACGCCCTTCAGCACACGTGGCACGAGCGCAAGGCACACCACAAGGACATGTGGGGCTACAACATCACGCGCACTGGCTACGTCCTGACGATGGCGAACGCTCTCCTCCCGTACGCAGTCACCAAGCAGGAGCACTGGACTCTGATCAAGGAGTTCTGCGAACTGCGGGTTGCGCGTGTCGGACTTGACGACCAGGGCCGCCTCAGAAGAGGTGGCACGCCAGGAAAATGGTGGACCCCTTACAGTGACCGAGAACTCGAAATCGCTGACCGCCTCAAAGGCCTCACACGGCGTGGAAAACCAGCCGGTGGGGAACGTGCAATGGCTCCCGCGTAAAGCCCTCTCCAGCAACGACTGGAATCCCAATGTCCAGGCGCCGCCTGAGCATCGGCTGTTGGCCACGAGCATCCTCGAGAACGGGTGGACGCAGCCGATCGTGGCCCGTGAACAGGCCGACGGCACGTACGAGATCGTTGACGGCTTCCACCGCTGGACCGTCGCAGCCCAGGCCGCCATCGCCGCCCTCACCGGAGGTCTCGTCCCGGTCGTTGTGCTCCCGCCGACCGACCCGGCCACTGCCCGCATGGCCACCGTGCGCCACAACCGGGCACGCGGTACGCACCACGTTCTCGGCATGGCATCCATCGTGGACGACCTGCTCAAGCTGGGCATCGAGCCGACCGAGATCGGCCGCCGTCTGGAAATGGACGCCGAGGAGGTCGAGCGGCTCGCTGACCGGGGCGACATGCTCGCCCGGCACGCCCCGGACGGCTTCAACAACGGATGGACCGTCGGATGACCGCCCGCCTTCGGTACGACCGCCTGTACATCAACGGGCAGTGGACCGCCCCGCTCGGACGGGACCGGATCACGGTCATCAGCCCGGTCACCGAGGCCCCCATCGGATCATGCCCGGCAGGCTCGCCCGCCGACATCGACGCCGCGGTGACGGCCGCACGCGACGCCTTCGACTACGGGACCTGGCCGCGCATGACCGTTGCCGAACGGGCCGAGGTCCTCCAGCGGATGGCCCGGCTGTACGCCGACGGTGCTGCCGAGGCCGCTAACCTGATCACGCTGGAGATGGGGGCGCCGGCACGGTTCACCGCCCAGACCGAGCACCCGAAGCAGATCTTCGACTACTACCTTCAGTTGGCGGCCTCCGGGCGGGACCTGTTCACCGAGCATCGTGACCAGCACACCATCACCCGCGAGCCGGTCGGCGTGTGCGCGCTGATCACGCCGTGGAACATGCCCCACAAGACGATCTTGATGAAGGCGGTCCCGGCGCTGCTCGCCGGCTGCACGCTCGTCATCAAGGCCGCCGTCTGGTCGCCGCTGTCCGCGCTGTGGCTCGCCCAGCTCGCCGACGATGCGGGCCTGCCCGCAGGCGTGTTCAACGTGGTCCCGGCCCGCCCGGACGCGGCCGGGCACCTGGTCACGCACCCGGGCATCGACAAGATCGCGTTCACGGGCTCGACGGCCACCGGCATCCGGATCGCTTCCCTCGCCGGCCGGAACCTGACCCGCGTGTCGCTGGAGCTCGGCGGCAAGTCCGCGATGGTCGTCCTGGACGACGCCGACGTCGAGGCCGCCGTCGACAGCGTCCTCGACAACAGCCTCGCCTGCTCCGGACAGATCTGCTCCAACCAGACCCGGATCCTCGTCGCCCGTCCCCTGTACGCGCAGGTCTGCGGGGCGCTCTACGAGCTGCTGGCGGCCCGCCTGACGGTCGGGGACCCCGCGGACCCGAGCACGCAGATCGGGCCGCTGGTGTCCGCAACGCAACTGGAACGTGCGCGCGCCGCGGTGCACGCGCACGACGTCGCGCCCGTCACCGGCGGCTACCGCCCTGCCCGGCCCGGCTGGTTCCTCAAGCCCGCCCTGTTCACCGACGTCGACCCGACCGCCGCCCTGTTCCGCAACGAGGTGTTCGCCCCCGTCCTCGCCGTCACCCCGTTCGACACCGACCTGCAGGCCGTCGACCTGGCGAACGCCACCCCGTACGGACTCGACGGCTCGGTCTGGTCCGCAAGTCCGGACCGGGCGCACGCGGTGGCGGCCGGAATCCGCACCGGCATGATCCACATCAACGGCGCCCCGCACCCGATCAGCGCGCCGATCGGCGGCTTCAAGGCCTCCGGAATCGGCCGCGAGCTCGGGCCCGACGGGCTGCACGCCTTCACCGAGGTCAAAGCCACCATCACCGGCCCGAGGGCCGCGGCCGCCGTCCCCGCAGGCGCGCACCGGGGCGAGACGGGCGCCTGGTAACGCGACCGAGGGCGGGCGACCCCAGCATCCGAAGGAGGAGTGCCCGCCCTCGGGTGGTACCGATGCGAGGAACAGTGACGTCACAATCGGCGGCGACCCGCTCGCCTTCCCGCACCTGCTCCCGCCCCCAACCACGGGGCCCGTCACGGTCGCGGACTATGCCCGCCTGGCCGCTCTCCTCGCCGTCCGTCACCAGCACACCCGCCCGGCCATACCGCAGGTCCTCGTAGACACGGCCCGCACCACACGGCCTGGCTGCTGTCCTGGCCGGGGGGCCACCGGCGACGGCAAGACCCCCAACCCGTGTGCCGGCTGGTCACGGTCCTCGACGGCACGCTGACCGAGGACACCCGCACCACCAGCCGGGCGCTCGCCCCGCACACGCACCGCTTCCACCCCCCAGGCTGCTGGCCCGAGCTGGTCAACGCCACTGCCGAGCCAGCCACAGCCCTGGTCCTCTCCTTCCGCCCCTGACCCCTCGCACCCTCACGGGAGGCAGCCGTGGCCGACGACCTCAACGAGGAAGACCGCGCACGCGCCGTTCAGGCCCTCAACCTGAAGCTGGCGGGCGTGGACTGGCACACCATCGCCAGCAAGCTCAACTACGCCGACGCCGTGGACGCGATCGAGGCGGCCACGGCCGTAGCAGACACCCAGTACGACGGGCTCCCGATGGACCCGCTGCGCGTGCTGGAAGTCCTGCGCTACGACCGGCTCCAGGCCGCGGTCTGGCCGCACGCGATGAAGGGCGACCTCGCCGCCGTAGACCGGGCGTTGACGATTGGTGACCGCCGAGCCCGGCTGCTGCGCCTGAACCGCAGGAGCGAGGATTGAGCAGCCTGCGCCCCGAACGCGCCGAGGGGGACAAGCCCCGCTGTGGCGCGCAGAAACGCCAGGGCGAGCCGGGGGAGACGTGCACGTTCGTCGCCGGATGGGGCACCGACCACGTCGGAACCGGACGGTGCCGCCTGCACGGCGGAAACACCCGCAACCAGCGGGCCGCCGCCCACGCCCAGAAGGCCGAGCAGGAAGCCCGCGCGCTCCTTGCCAGCCTCGACGTCACCCCCGTCGACAACCCGTTCACCGCCCTGTCCCGGCTCGCCGGGCAGGCCGTCGCCTGGCAAGAGACCATCGCCGGCATCGTCAACCAGCTCGGCGACCGAGTCCGGTACGAAGGCGCCGGCGGCAACGAACAACTCCGCGCCGAGATCGTCCTGTACGAACGCGCGATGGACCGCTGCGCCCAAGTCCTCGGCATGATCGCCCGCCTGAACATCGAAGACCGCATGGCCCGTGTCTCCGAACAGCAGGCCGAGATCGTGGTCGCTGCGATCGAGGCTGCGCTCGCCGCCGCAGGAGTGACCGGGCGCGACGCGGACGAGGCCCGCACCGTCGCAGCCCGCCACCTGAGAGCTGTCTAAGTCCCCGTACGGCCTTCTGGCCCTCTCGCAGGAGGCGTTTCATGCTCGCTATCGCTGACCCGCTTGCACTGGCCGCAGACCGCCTTGAGGGCCGTTCAGCAGCCACCGAGCGATACCCGACCCCGCACGACCTGGCCCGCGCCCTGGACCCGCGCGTCGTGCGCACCCCCGCCCTGGCGCTCCTCGATCAGAACCTGATCGACGTGGCCGAAGGCCGCTGCAAGCGGCTCATCTGGACCATGCCCCCGCAGGAGGGCAAGTCCCAGCGCGTCAGCCGCACATTCCCCGCCTGGCTGCTGGCCCGCAACCCCGACCTGCGTATCGCGATCGCCTCGTACGAGACGAACACCGCCCGCCGCTGGGGCCGCGCGATCCGCAACGATATCCAGGCCAACCCCGACAAGCTCGGGCTGCGCGTCCGTCGCGACACCCGGTCGGCGCAGGAATGGCAGATCCAAGACCACGCTGGCGGCGTGTACTCCGTCGGTGTCCAGGGCGCGCTCACCGGCCGCCCGGTCGATGTACTGATCATCGACGACCCGATCAAGGACCGTGCACAGGCCGAGAGCCTGACGTACCGCGAGCGCGTGTGGGACTTCTGGACGGACACGGCAAGGACCCGTCTCGCGCCGGACGCCGTCGTGATCGTCGTGCTCACCCGCTGGCACGAAGACGACCTCGCCGGGCGTCTCCTCGGCCAGGACGTGCGCCGGGAGTGGCGGCACGTCAACATCCCCGCCGAGGCCGACCACGACCCGGAGAAAGGGCAGACCGACCCGCTCGACCGGGAGCCCGGCGAGTTCCTGCTGTCCGCCCGCGGCCGCACAGACCAGGACTGGCGGGACACTCGTCACGACGTCGGCACGCGGACCTGGATCAGCCTGTACCAGGGCCGGCCGTCGCCCGAGTCCGGCAACGTGTGGAAGCGGCAGTGGTGGCGCCGGTACAGCACCCCCCTGTGGTCGCAGCATCCCACGCAGCCGGACGCGTACCAGGTCCGCGACGTCGACCAGATCATCATGAGCTGGGACATGACGTTCAAAGACACCAAGAGCTCGGACTTCGTCGTGGGGCAGGTGTGGGCCCGCAAAGGCGCGGACGCGTTCCTCCTGGACCAGATCCGCAAACGGCTCACCTTCACAGACACACTGACCGCGTTCCAAGCCCTCGTGGCCCGTTGGCCGCAGGCCACCGGGAAGCTCGTCGAAGACAAAGCCAACGGCACCGCGGTCATCAACACCCTGAAAACCAAGATCCCGGGCATCCTGGCGGTCACGCCCACCGAATCCAAGTACGCCCGCGCGAACGCCGTCTCCCCGATCATCGAGGCCGGCAACGCGCACCTGCCGGACAAGACCATCGCCCTGTTTGACACCGACGAACTGATCGAAGAAGCAGCGTCGTTCCCGAACTCGACCCACGACGACCAGGTGGACGCCACCAGCCAGGCCCTCGCTCACCTTCTGCTCGACAGCACCGGCGCAATGGCGTGGATCAACTACGCCCGCAGGCAGGCAGCCGCCAACGCGGCCGCCGCGGCGGCCGCCGCCGAAGCCGGTGGAGAGCCGGACCAGCCCGAGCCGGACGCGCCCCCCAGCCTGCCGCCCGACGCTCCTGAGGATCCGGCCGCCGCCCGCAAACGCGCTCGAGACGCCGCCCAACGGCAACAGAACAACCTCCGAGGAGGCTGAAGTGGACCCCCTCAACCCTCCCCCAGCACCCGTACCCGTCCCCACATTGGCGGGGCCCGCCTGCACGGCGTGCGGGGAGCCAGCCGTCGTGAACTGGCTACGCCGCCCTACCGGGGCCGAGGTCGCGGACGCTATCGCTGCCGAGGAGAAGCGCCGCGAAGACCTGCTCCTCTTGGCCGACCAGCAGCTTCCCACTCCGGAGTTCGGGCCGTTGCCGACCGGCAACGGCATGACCCGCAGCGTGTACGCGTGCGCTACGCACGCCATCACCCTGGACGCCGCCTCTCGCATCCATGCCAGTAGCTGTATGGCACCGGACCCGGCCGTTCTGCCGGGCTGCGACTGCACCCCCGAAGTGCAGGCGCCCACACCGCCGAGCGATTCCGTTCCGGTCAAGCTGCCCGAGCACTGGTTCCCCGCGACCGATGGCCAAGCGTAAACAGGAGGCACAGCAACGATGGGCCTCCGTGACCGTCTCGCCAAGGTGTTCGGTAACCAGCCGCCTGCCACGATGCAGGCTGGTGAAGAAGCCGCGGGCATGACCCCGACGCGGCCGTTCTCGCCGGGCCAGCCGATCGGCCCGTACGACGGCTTCAGCCGCACCCCCCGCACCCACGACTTCGTCTCCGGCTACAACGTGGCCGCTCGGCCGAAGTCGCACGAGCGCGTTTCCTTCGACACGTTGCGGGGCCTGGTGGAGGCCTACGACGTGGCGCAGATGTGCATCTGGCACCGCATCGACTCCATCCGCGCCCTGAACTGGTCCGTCGTACCGGCGCGCGGCTTCAAGGGGGACGCTGACGCGGCAATCAGCCAGGGCATGGCCGCGCTGGAGAAGCCCGACAGGCAGACCCCGTTCGGGAACTGGCTCGCGAAGTGGCTGTACGACGTGCTCGCCTACGATGCGGGCACCTTGTACCGGCTGCGCAACCGCGGCGGCAGGGTCATCGGGCTGCGGCCCGTGGACGGCACGACGATCGCCCCGCTGCTGGACTACTGGGGCCAGATCCCCGAGCCTCCGGCCGAAGGGTTCGTGCAATACGTCAACGGGCTGCCGTGGAACTGGCTGACCAGGAACGATCTGATCTACGAGCCGTTTCGGCCGCGCACCAACAGCCCGTACGGTGTCGCCCCGCTCGAAGCGATCCTGCTGAACGCGAACACCGACCTCCGGTTCCAGGCGTACTTCCTCCAGAGGTTCACGTCGGGGAACATCCCCGAAGCCTTCGCCTCCGCGCCCGAGACGTGGACACCGGAGCAGATCGAGCAGTTCCAGGGCTACTGGGATCAGCTACTCCTCGGCGACCAGGCCGTCAAACATCAGATCAAGTGGATACCGGGCGGCTCCACGATCGCCTGGTCCAACGAGAAGAACTTCGAGGACACGTTCTCCCTGTTCCTGATGAGGAAGACCTGCGCCGCCTACCACGTCACGCCCGCCGACCTCGGGTTCACGGAGAACGTCAACCGGTCCAGCGGCGAAACCCAGGCAGACGTGCAGCACCGCGTTGGTGACCTGCCACTCATCACCTACGTCCAAGGCGTGCTGACCCACTTCCTGCGCCACGACCTCAACCTGCCGGTCGAGTTCAGTTTCGACACCGGCCAGGAAAAAGAGGACAGGCTCACCCTGGCGCAGGCGTGGCAGATCTACATCGAGTCCGGCATGGCCAGCCCGGACGAGGGCCGCGAGACGCTGCTGGGCCTGCCGAGCGACCCGCGCCGGCCGACCCCCCGCTTCTTCAACGCCGGCCGATACGGACCCATCCCACTCTTGTCCCTTAACGGCGCGGGCGGCCACATCAGCCCGGAGACGTTCGCCCCCGCAGACGACCAGCCCATCCTGCCGCAGCCGTTCGTGGCCGCGCCCGGGGTCGTTCCGGCCGAAGGCACCGCAGACGCGGAGGCTGCCGCCGAGGCCGAGGACACCTATCAGACCGCCGTGCGGGAGACGGCTCAGGAGTCGGCGGCCGCCGCGGTGGCCAAGGACGCCTCGGCGGGTGCGACGACAGACGTCACCACCGCAACCGGCATCACCAGCTACGACCTGATCGGCCAGGACGACGAGGAGGAGAACACCCCACTGAACGACGAGCGGGTGCAGTCTGCGAAGGCGGAGACGATCGCGTTCCGACGGTTCGCCAAGGCCCGCCGCCGCGCACGCACGTGGCGAGACTTCGAGTTCCGGCACGTCGATGCGCGCACCGCGCGCCGCCTCAACCAGGCCGGGCGGGCTGCGGTCCGTAAGGACGCCGGGGAGATCGCCGTCGCCGGGCTCGCGGTCCGTGCGGCCGACACCGGCCGGGTTCTCATGCTCCAACGCGCGCTCGACCCGGACGATCCGGCAGGCGGCACGTGGGAGTTCCCCGGCGGCTACCTCGAAGGCAACGAAGTACCGGTCGCCGGGGCTACCCGCGAGTGGAGTGAAGAGACCGGCTTCATCCTGCCGTTCGACCCGGAAGGCATGGCGGCCCTGGCGTTCGCCGCTCCCGCGTGGACGACCGGCATCTACGCCGGGTTCGTCTACACGGTGCCGTCCGAATCCGTGCTCGACCTGACCCGACGCGGCCAGGTCACTAACCCGGACGACCCGGACGGCGACGTGCTGGAGGCCATCGCCTGGTGGGATCCCGCGCAGCTGCGCGGAAATCATGCCGTACGCCCGGAACTCCTTGAGTCGCTGGACCTCGTGCTCGGTGCGCTCGGCTGTAGAACCGGTGAGGAGCCGCAGCCTGGCGAGGAGCGGATGTGCCCGTGCGGCATGACCGCCCGGTTCGACGAGATGGACGGGTGGCAGCACCTCGACGGCTCGCACGGTCACGACGATGACGAATCCGTCGCGGAGAAGCTGGGGTTCGCGAAGGCAGCGGCCGACCCAAAAGGTGACGCCCCCACCCAGGGGGCGCCTCAGTGGCCCGGCTGGGCGCTGGACGAGGAGTGCGCCGGCTACTGGGCGCAGGCCCTCGCCAGCGCCACCGGGGGCGTACTGACCGCAGCACAGGCCGAACAGCTCGCCCGCGACTACCAGGCCGTACAGCCCCCGCCTGATGACAGCGCGGCCGTGGAGGTGCTCGCGGCGGCCGCCGTACTGTGGCTGGCCACCCGCATCAACCTGACCGCACCCCTGACCAGGGTGCTTCAGGCCCTGTACGCCGACGCCTACCTGATCGGTGCAGCCTCTGCCCGTGCATTGCTGGACGGCAGCGTGCCGAACACTGCTGGATGGGCGCCCGGCGACACCGCCACGGCCCGCCGCCTGGTCGCCAGCCTCAACGTCAGCGACGGCCTGCAAGCCCTCGCCAGCACGGTGAGCGACCTGGTGGAGCAGACGACAGCCAGCCGCCTGAAGGACGTTGCCCGCGAGCTCATCAAAGGCGTGCGGGCCGGCCAGGACGATGCCGCGATCGGCCGGGCGATCCGCAATGTGCTCGGCAGCGTGAGCCGGGCGCGCACGGTCGCCCAGACGGAGACGACCCGCGGCTCAAGCCACGCGGCGATCACCGTCTACCGGCAGCAGGGCAAGGCCCTGGGCGTGTGGCTGATCGACCCGAGCAACCCGTGCCGCGTGTGCCAGGCCAACAGCGCAGCGAGCCCGCTGCCGCTCGGGGACCCGTACCCGAGCGGGGACCTGTACCCGCCCGTTCACCCCAACTGCCGCTGTGCCCTGGTCGCCGTCTGACGGAGGTGTGCTCATGCCCGAACAGCGTTACGTCCTCGGTGTCGCCTATCAGGCGGGCCCGGACCCCCGCATCAAGCGCGGAGCCGACGGCGGCCGCGACTACTTCAGCCCGGAGGAACTGGAGAAAGCTGCCTGGTCGTTCCTTCGCAACGGCCCGCAGGTCGGCCTGTTCCACGCCGACGGCACGGAAGGCGCTGCGGAGATCGTCGAGTCGTACATCTGGCGCGGCGACGACTGGGCCCTCGAGGACGGCGTGGTCGTCAAGGCCGGGGACTGGCTCATCGGCGCCATCCTCGACCCCGTCGCCTGGGACCTCTACAAGTCCGGCCGGATCACCGGCTGGTCACCGCAGGGCACAGCACGCCGCATCACTCCAGGGAGTAGGCCATGACCAGCCCGGCAGACGACGAGTTCACCGAGCTGGTGGACGCCACGATTCCCCGCGTGGACCTCGTGGACAAGGCCGCCAACGGCCTGCCGTTCCTGCTCGCCAAGCGCCAGGACGGTGCGGGACTCGTGGACGCCGCCACGGTGCGGGCCCTCATCGGCAAGACCGCCGACCCCGACCCCCAGCCCGCCAACGAGCAGGAGCAGGTGACCATGAGCGGCAGCCCCGCGGCCATCGCGAAACTCATCCATGAAGCCGCCGTCAGGCACGCCGCCCCGGCCGCCGAGTCGGCTGATGCCGACGTGGCCAAGGGCGCGGTGGTTGACGGGCCGACCGGCCCGGAGAACGACCTCGATCCGACCACGATCCTCGCCACCCCCGAAGGCGAGCAGGCGCCCGGAAGCCCGATGGAGCCCGGCTCTCCGGCGTGGGAGGCCGTCGACGCGGCCACCGCCCGCAAGTGGACGGCGATCCTGTCGCGGGCCAAGTCGGCGGTCGCCGTCCTGGCTGAGCGAGAGCTGCTCGAAGCCGCATCCGCCGACCGCAGCGACTACGACAGCGCGCTCGACCTGACCGACGCCGAGTGCGCCATCGACTACGCCATCTCGATCCTCGCGCCGTTCGCGGTGGACGAGCAGGCTGAAGTGGACTGTGCGGCGGACATGGTGGCGGCCGTCGGGAAGGCCCTCACCGACTTCGACGCGACGTCGCTCGACACGATCGAGGCCTTGACGCAGGTCACCAAGGCTGGCCGCGTCCTGTCAGCGAGGAACGAGCAGGCCATCCGCGATGCGGTGGACGCTCTGCAGAAAGTCCTCGCGTCCCTTCCCGCACCCGTACCCGACAGCCCGGAGGGCGGCCTGCCGGTCGCCAAGGAGGAGACCGCCATGCAGCCGCAGACCGAGCCGTCCCAGACGGCCGACACCCCGGACGCCGTCGACAAGGCGGCCGACACCGAAAACGCGGACGCCGTCGACACGGCCACCGACCCCGAGGCCCCGGACGTCGTCGGCAAGGCCGACCAGGCGCCGCAGATCGCGGTGTACGACGCGAAGGGCCGCCTCGTCGGCATCGTGGCTCCCGAGAGCCTGATCCCGGTGGAAAGCCCCGGCGAAGACGACGGTGAGGAGACCCCGGCCGCCGAGGAGCCCGCCGTCGAGCCGGCCGCGGATGACGCGGCCCCGCCGACCGACCTGAACCCGGCACCGGCCGCAGAGGTCGGTACCCCCGCCGACGAGATCGGCAAGAACGAGCACACCGACAACGAGACCGACAACGAGACCGACACCGACGCCACTTCGGACGCCGACGTACTCAAGAGCAGCATCGCGGGCGTGGTCAAGGCGGAACTCGACGCATACAGCGCCACTCAGCAGGAGGTCTTCGCCAAGCAGGCGGAGGCCCTGGCGGAGCTGGCGAGCGTCGTTGAGACGCTGAAGGGCCGCATCGGGACGCTGGAGGAGCAGCCCGCCGAGCCGAAGGTGTTCACCAACGGAGCCGTCCCGCCCGCGGTACTGCGCGGTCAGGACCGAGGCGCCACGCCCCTCGACAGGGGCCGGGCCCTGGAGATGAAGAAGTCCCTGTACGGGGCCGCTGACGCGACCGAGCAGAACCGGGTCGCACAGGACATGCAGGCCAACGCCATCGCCCAGCTCCAGAGCATCCATCAGCAGCGCGCGTAAGCGCCCCCCAAACCACATCCCGCGAGCCCCCGAGACACCAGTTGTCCGGGGGCTTCTTGCATGCCCAGGAGGCATCTCCATGAGCACCGCGCTCAACGAAATGACCGAAGAGACGCTGTCCGCCATCAGCAAGGCCCAGACGACCGGCATTCTCCAGTCGACCGGTATCTACAGCTACGACCTGTCTGGGCTGGTCAGCCTCATCCCGGTCGTCACCCCGTTCCGGGACATCGTGGCCCGCACGCCGTCCCCGGACGGTAACCCGTACGCCGTATGGCGAGCGATCATGGACGTGACCAGCAGCCAGCCGGACCCGTCCATGGGCTTCGACTTCGCCGCACCCGAAGTGCAGTTCTCGGAGCAGGACTTCCAGGCCCGCTACAAGCCGACCGGCTACGCCGGGTTGGTCATGCAGGACGCGTACGACCTGGCCAAGGGCTACGCCGACCCGTACGCCGTCGCGACGTTCCAGGTCCTGAACCAGGTGCTGATCGCGGATGACCGCAAGCTGATGGGCGGCCAGTCCTTCGCGCTCGCCCGCCCAGCCGCCCCCACCCTCACCCAGTCCGCGACCGGTGGCTCCATCGGTTCCGTCACCGCGTATGTCGGTGTCGCGGTCCGCACGGGCAGCGGCTACTACTACGGATCCGGCAACAGCCGAGGCAACTCCAGCTCGACCACGTTCGCGTCCGGCACGACCAACGCAATCATCGCCACAGTGCCGGCCGTCCGGGGCGCGGTCGCCTACGACTGGTTCTACAGCGCGAACGGCACGACCTGGTACTACTACACGACCACGACCGTCAACACTGTCCAGATCACGGCGACGATCACCGCCAACCAGGCCCTGCCTTCCCTGCCGGACATGTCGACCTCGTGGAGGGGCACCGCCAACAGCGTCCCGACCTTCAATGCAGCCTCCGACAACGGCAGCGCGAATGCCGCAGACTACGACGGCTTCCTCGCCTCGCTGACGGGCGACTACAACGGCGCCGGCCAGTGGGTACAGCCTGGCAACGGCACCGGCAACCCGTCCATCTGGAAGAGCCTCGACGGCGCCGCGCTCACCCTGTCCGGCGGCAGCATCGCCGAGATCCAGGACAAGCTGTTCCTGCCGCTGTGGCAGCAGGTCAAGACCTCCCCGACCGCGCTCATGGTCAACGCCGTGCAAGCGCAGCAGATCGCCAACCTGATCCTCGGCTCCACCAGCGCGACGACCTACCTGAACACCGACTCCAGCGGCCGTATCAGCGTCACCGCTGGCGGCCGAGTCGGCGAGATCGTCAACGCCCCCGCTGGCGGTGTGACGGTCCCGATCGAGGTTCACACCTCCCTGCCCCCGGGCACGATCATCGCCCGCACCGACCGGGTTCCGTTCCCGCAGGCCAACATCTCCTCGGTGCTGGAGTACCGGTCCCTGCGCGACACCGCCCAGTTCGACTACGGCATCTCCCGTATCGGGGGCACGGCCGGTGGCGGCCCGCGCAAGGAGTTCGAGATCCGTTCCGTGGGCGCCTTCCTGAACCGTGCCCCGGTCGCGATGGCCGTCCTGTCCAACGTCGGCTGACCCGGGCTCGCAGCCGAGGTCGACAGAGCAGCCACGGGACGGCCCCCCACGGGCACCTGCCCGGGGGGCCGTCCCGGCGCCACCCGAGTTTCAAGGAGAGCAGCAGATGCGCCTTTACACGCGCACGGGCGCGACCGCGGTCGATGACCCCGAGTACGGAAACTTCCAAGCCGACGACGAGGGCGGGTTCGACCTGCCCGACCCCCTGGCCAACCGGCTTCACGGCTTCCACATCAACGGGCGTCCGGCGTGGGAGACCGACCTGGAGCGGCAGAACCGGCTGATCGCCGAGGAGATCGAGCGGCGCAAGGACCCGGCGACGCTGCTGGCAGCAGTGCAGCAGCTCGTGGCCGCGGCACAGTCCCTGCCCCAGGCCGCCGCCGAGCCGCCCGCCACGCCCGCCAAGCGCACGCCCAAGCGTGCCACCGCCCCGTCCAAGTAACCCGACCAACCGGAAGAAGGGGTGACCGTTGCCCACCACCCCGTACGTGACCGCAGCCGAGTTCGCCGCGCACCCCACCTACCTGGACCTCGACGACCTGCGCTCCGGGGTCAGCGACCCGGCGGCACAAACGGCCGAACTGACGAACCTTCTGCTGACGGCGTCGGCGTGGGCCGACGGCGAGTGCAACCAGCCGCTCGCCGCCCACCAGGTCACCACCACGACACGAGGCCGGATCGACCAGGACGGCATCCTGCGCGTGCACGCCTTCAACCATCCCGTCCTGGCCGTATCGTCCCTCGCGTACGGGCCAACCCCGTTTGCGCTGACCACCCCCGACACGTCACGGCAGTGGGCGCTCGAGGGCGAAACGAACAACGTGCTGCTAAACACCGGCCACGCCTTCCCGGCCGGCCAGTGGCTGACGGTCCAGTGGACCTACGTGGCGGGCTGGGTATCCACCGTCCTCACGACGGACGCCCCAGCGGAAGCCGGATCGCTCACGGTGGCCGACCCGACTGGCATCCTCCCGGGCACCTCCTACCGGCTGTGGGAACCCGGCAGCGAGGAAACCATCACAATCTCCCCGTCCTACACCCCGCCAGCAGCCACCACGCCCCCAACAGCGACCGCGGTCCCGCTCGCCCGACCGACCACCTTCGCGCACACCGCGGGCGCCGGCTGGTCAGGCATGCCCGCAGACATGCGCCTGGCGGTCGTCAACTACACGGTCTCGCTGCTGATGCGCCCGGACACCACCGCCGAGGACGCCTACCCGGACACCTCGCTCGCCGCCACCACCCGGCAGCAGGACAGCCGCAGGGACGGCTCCGGCCTCGTCGCCGAGGCCAAACGGATCCTCAACACCTATGCGAGACGCGTATGAGCATCCAGACCGCACTGGACGGCATCTGCCGCTACTTCGGCGGCCCGTACGACCCGCCAACCCGCACCTACCGAACGTCGCCGCTGGCTCAGTACGGCGTCGGCGTGGTCCGGCGCGGCTGGCCCAAGCGGGACGACCACGCCGACTACTTCCACGGCCAGCAGCCCGGCGCCCGCACAGGCTGCCAAATCGTGGTCTACATCCCCCGCAGCACCGAGACCCGCTTCGCAGTCGGCGGCGCCACGGGCGGCCACAAGAACGTGCTGTACGAGGTGCAGTTGTGCTGCTACATCCGCTCCCGCACCCCGCATGCGGAGGACGCGCAGGACGACGTGTACGCACTGCGGGACGCCCTCGTGACACACCTACGCGCTGATCGCACGCTCGGTGGCGCGGTGTTCGAGGCGGGCGAGGCAGTCGACGGCGGTAGCGGCTCCGTCGACTTCGAGTACGGCCAGCCCGAGACGAAAGCCGAGCTGACCAAGTCGTTTCTGCTGATGACGTTCCCGGCGCTGGAGATCGTCCAAGCCTGACCCGGCCCCGCACCCCTCTTTCCCCCAGTTGTCCACCGGACCGGAGTTCCGCATGCCTGCGAAGCCTGCCCCGTCGCCTGAGCCGGACCCGACTCCGGCCGCCGAGGCCACCCCCGCACCCGAGCCCGCGCCGAGGGAGTCGGCCACGGCCGACGGACGGCTCCCGGCCGGGATGTACCAGTTCACCGGCACCCTGCCGACCCAGTACCTCGACGTGCCGCTCACTGCCCGCCCCGCCGACGGCGACAGCCCGGCGACGGTGTTCGCCTGGCCGTTCGGCGCGCCCGCAGACGGCCGCTGGGAGCCCACCAGAAGGAAGCCCAACCAGGTCGCGGACAACGACAACGCCGCGCCGCTCTCCACGGAGGAGTGACCGGTGGTCGCCACGTACGCATCCACAAAGCAGTTCGTCGGCATCGCCCCGGAGGCCGCACAAGGCACACCGGTGGCGATGACCGCCACCCAGCTCCTCACCACGTTCACACCCAGCGACAAGCCCACCTACCTCAAGGACCAGTCGTGGCACGGGTCGATGGGCACCGACGCCTTCGCGCACATCCTCGGCACCGGCACCGCCGACATCAGCCTCGGCGGCCCCGTGTACGGAGACACGGCCGGGTACTGGCTGCGGAACATCCTCGGTGACGTGGCCGTGACCGGCACCCCGACCGGCAGCGGCGCAACCACCCTGTCCACGTCCGCCGCGGCCGGCGCAACGTCGATCACGACCGCGGCCACCATCGCGGCGGGCACGCTCGTGCAGATCGGTACCGGCGCCACCGCCGAGGTCGTCACAACCGGCGCCCCGAGTGGATCGGGCCCGTACACCATCCCGATCACGAGCGCGGGGGCGGGCCTGGCGTACGCGCACGCGTCGACGCAGGCGGTGACCCCGGTCCAGCCGGGCGGCCCGTTCACCTACGCCTGGTCGCTGCTCAACAGTGGTGGCGGGCAGCCGCCGTCGCACAGCATCACGCACTACCTCGGCCCGACCGCCGGGACTGGTGCGCGTCAGTACCCCGGCTTCTGCCTCAGCCAGTACAACTTCACTTTCAACGCCGAGTCGGAGTTGCTCGCATGGACGGGACAGGGCACCTCGTGGCCGTCAGCCATCGCGAGTGCCGCGCCGACCGCGGCCCCCACCACCGTGCTGCCGACCGCCTCGTGGCGTACGCGGGTCGGTATCGGCGGGCCAGCGTCCGGGGGCACCCTCGTGCAGACCGTCACGGACGGCGAGGTCAACCTCACGCGCGAGCTCCAGCCGGTGTTCACCGCCAACGGTTCCCGCACCCCGTACGTCATCCACCGCGGCGGCCTCACCGTCGCCGGGAAACTGAACTTCTCCGCCGTGTCCGACGAGAGCGTGCTGCTCTACATGCTGAACAACACGCAGCCACCCGTGCAGATCGTGTGCGACAACGGCCTGGCCGGTAACGCGCAGATCATCGTGCAGCTCGACATGCAGTCGGCGGCGTTCACGCAGGCCGACCCGGACACCTCGAAGGCCGCCGTCGGCTACCAGGCGTCGTTCGAGGCAAACTTCAACACCACCAACGCAGGCGGGTCCGGGGGCATGTCCCCGATCAAGGTGTCCGTGACCTGCGCTGTCCCGCCCGGCTCCTTCTGACCCCACGGCCGGCTTCCCCCTGTCTGCGGTCCTGGAGAAGGAAGGGCTCCGGGACCGCACCCCCCTTCCACCTGAGAGGTCAAACCCTCATGTCCGACCGTCACTCCCTCGTAGCCGAAGGCTCCTGGGTCCAGCTCCGTGACCCGCGCACCCTCAAGTCCGGCGACAAACGGCGTGTGCTGCGCGCGATCCGCGACACCGGCGAGACCGGCGAAGTCGCGCTCAGCATGCTCGACGCGATCGCCATCGTCGCGATCGAGACGTGGAGCCTGGCACTGCCCGTGCCCGCGGTGGACGTCGCCGCGCTGGACCTCATGGAGATCGCGGACTACGACAAGCTGTCCGACCTCCTCGCCCCGACGCAGGAAGCCCTCTTCCCGACGCCGGTAGACGCCGAGAGCCCGGAACAGGCGGAGGACCCGCAGTCCCCTACCGAGCCTTCCGCCGCATAGTCGCGCGGCTGGAAGGACGCCCCGTCCCAGGCAGCGAGACGCTGCCGCCCACGCTGCTGGAGGAAGCAGCCGACTACGCCTTCTTCGCCGAACGCTGGGGCTGGCCCCCGTCCGTGGTCGACGAACAGCCCGCGTGGATCCTCGATCGGCTACCGACCCTCGCGGCCGCGTGGGACGAAGCCAAGGCCGCCGTCAACGAACGCGCCGCCCAAGAGGCAGAGAGCCAAACGGGGAGGTGACGGGCTGGTGGACGTCCACGTCAACGTCCAGAGCGACGACCCGCTCGCCGCCCTGGACCAGCTCGCGCTGAGGGTACGCACCGCCACCCGCAAAGGCGCCAAGGAAGCCCTTCGCCTCGTGCACCGCCGTGCCTGGGCCCAGCTGTCGCGCTACTACCACCCGCCGAACACGCCCATCCCGTCACCGCCAGGCCAGCCACCAGCCCGAATCACCGGGCACCTGCGCGGCTCGCTGTCCCCGACCGGCCCCTTCCCGACAGCGGGGGGCTTCGGCGGCCGGCTCGGTCCCACGGCCGTGTACTCACGCATCCAAGAACTCGGCGGTCGGGCCGGCCGAGGCCACTCGGTGACGCTGCCGCCCCGCCCCTACATGCGGCCCACCAGGGCGTCGGTCATCGCTGACGGCTCGCTGCGCCGCGCGTTCATCGGCGCCTGGCGCCGCGCCCTGTAGCCCCTGCCCGGCACGAACAACTGAACAAGGGGAGGGCCCGTGTCCGACTACCTGCCCCCCGTGGTCCTGGAGCTCGAGGGCCGGGACGCTCAACTGCGGGCGACCTTGGCAGCGGCCAAGGCGGAGGTGCGCCGGTTCACCACCGATGTCGGCAAGATGCAGGCCTCCGTCAGCCTCAGGGCGGACATCGCCAACGGTGAGATCCAGAAGATCCAGCAGCGCATCGGACGGATCCGCGGCACGGTCCGTGTCGGTCTCCGTGTTGACGAGACGTCGGCCGCCGCCGCACGCACGCGCTTGGACGAGCTGACGCGGGACCGGGACCTGAACGCGAACGTTGGCGTAAGGCTGGATATCGCGGCTGGCGAGGTCCAGAAGCTTCAGCAGCGAATCGGGCGCATCAGGGCCACTGTCCGTGTCGGGCTTCGCCTCGACGAGCCGGCCGTCACCGCCGCACAGACGCGCCTGGACGAGCTGACCCGGGACCGGACGGTAACGATCACCACCCGCACGGTCGGGGGCGCGCCCGGAGGCGGCGGGGGAAGTGCTGGCGGCGGCCGTGGTGCGCTCGTAGCACTGGCGACGCTTGCCCCGGCGCTCGCCCCGATCGCCGCGCGGGCGGCCGCGGTATCGGCCTCGGTCGGCGCCGCCGCCGTGGCCGTGGGCGTGTTCGGTGTGGCGGTCAAGTCACAGCTGTCGGCCCTGAGCGACGCTGCCGACGCGCAGAAGAAGTACAAGGACGCCGTTGACCAGTACGGTCCCGCGTCCCAGCAGGCGGCGAAGGCGCAGCAGGAGCTGGCGCGGACCCTCGCCACGATGCCGCCCGCGAGCCAGCGGGCGGCCGCCGCGTTCTCGAACCTCAAGAGCAGCCACGAGGCCTGGTCGGACTCGCTGTCGCAGTTCACGATGGTCCCGGTAACGCAGGGCATTGGAGTCCTCCAAGCGCTGCTGCCGAAACTGTCGCCGCTGGTGAAGGACACCTCCGTCCAGTTTACCCGGCTCACCACGCTCCTCGGCGGCGGCATCAACTCCGGCGCGTTCGACTCCCTGATGGCCAGGTTCACCGAGTTCGCCGACGGCGCCCTCACCAGGGGCGTCGACAAGGCCGTCCACCTCGCTCGGGTGCTGGCCGAGGGTGGCGGTGACGGCGCTTTCTCCCAGTTCATGGCCTACGCCAAGGCCAACGGGCCACTCGTGGAGGAAACGCTCGGGAACCTCGCCGCCGCCGTCACCAACATCCTGAAGGCGGCTGGGGAGGCCGGGCCGGGCTTGCTCAGCTTGGTCAACGCGTTCGCGCAGCTCGTGGCCGCCGTCCCCCCGTCGGTGCTCGCCACCCTCCTGCAGGTCGCCGCAGCGATGAAGCTCATCGCCCTGACCAGGGCCGGGATCCTCGCGACCACCGGCGCCGTCGCAGGCCTGACGGGGCGCCTCACAACGCTGTCGGCAGCGTCCGCCGCCGCTGGCGGCGGCTTGGCCGGGTTGCGTGCAGCGTTCCTCTCCCTGAGCGCGGCCGCCAAGGGAACAATCATCGTGGCGGCGCTCGTCGCCGTCGGCGTGGCCGTAGCGAAGCTGGCTTCCCTGGGGCGGGAGGCGCCCCCGGACGTCGACCAGCTGTCCAAGTCACTCGGCCGACTCGGCGAAACGGGGAAGGTCAACGGTGAAGCGCTGAAGGCGTTCGGCGCGGACCTGGGCGAGCTGCGAGACAAGGTCAAGTCGTTCGTCGACCCAAGCACCGTCGACAACATTCAGCAGACCCTCGTCAAGATTGCCACGCTCGGCACCACGGATAGCACCCCGGTCAAGGAGGCCAAGGAGAACTTCGAGGCCATCGACAAAGCGCTCGCCAGCCTCGTCCAGAACGGAAACGCTGACCTCGCCGCCGCAGCCCTCGAAAAACTGAAGGCCGCCTACGCCAAGGGCGGCCAGGACGTCGGCCAGTTCTCCTCGCGACTGACGGAGTACAAGAACGCGATCGACGACGCCAAGTTCGCGCAAGAACTGGCGGCCCAGTCGCAAGGCTTGTTCGGGCAGCAGGCACTGGCCACTAAGCAGACCCTCGACGCGCAAAAGGCCAGCGCCGACGGGCTCAGGCAGAGTCTCCAAGCGCTCAACGACGTGCAGCGCTCCGCCCTGGACGGCCAGATCGGCTTCCAGGCAGCGATCGCAGCCGCCACGAGGGCCGCTGAGGAACACGGCCGCGCCCTGAGCGTGAAAGACGGGCAGCTCCAGTTGGGCACGCAGAAGGCCCGCGATCAGGCGCAGGCCCTGTCGGACCTGGCGGCGAAGACCGACGAGGCCGCGGCGACCGCGCGAGAGAACGGCGCCTCCTGGCAAACGGTCAACGGCATCTACGAGCAGGGCCGCAAGAAGCTCATCGAGGTCGCCCAACAGATGGGTCTCGACAAGGACCAGGCCAAGCAACTCGCCGACCAAATCCTGAAGATCCCGGACAAGACGGCGCGCGTGAAGATGGAAGCCGAGGACGCCAGGCGCGACCTCGACGCCTTCATCGCCGCGGTGAAGAGGTCTCCCGGGGCGAAGTCCGTCACGCTCAAGACTTTGTCCGCTCAGGCCGAGAAGATCCTCGAAGGTTTCGGGTACAAGGTCACGCACCTCAAGGACGGCTCCGTCACGGTGTCCGCCAAGACAGGTGCGGCAGTACGGGACATCGGCGCCGTGCAGGCGGCGCGAGACAAGCTGTCCGGCAAGACGATCACGATCACGACCAGAAAAGTCACGGTCTTGTCGACGATCGTGTCGAACGGTGCGTCGAGCCAAGCTGATGCCCTGCGCCGGCAAGCGGAAAGATTCGGCAGGGCCCGCGGCGGGCCGGTGCGGCGGGCGGCTGGCGGCCCGGCGCAGTACTTCGGCGAGGGCGGCTACGTCGACGGCCCGGGCACGCCCACGTCGGACAGCATCCTGGCCACGTTCGGGTCCGGCGCGATGGCCCGGGTGTCGACGACCGAGTATGTGGTGCAGGCGTCCGCCGTGCGGAAGTACGGGGTGCGGCTGCTGGACGAGCTCAACGCCGGGCGTCTGAAACTCCCTGCGTTCGCGAAAGGTGGTCTCACCCAGAAGCAGAAGGCCGCTCGCGAAAAGGAGCAGGCCGCGCGCCGGGAGATATCCGGGCAGATGGGCATCTCCTATTTCGGAAAGGTCGCTGGCTACCAGCGCACTCCGCTTGAGAAGGCACTCGGTAAGCCAGCCGACTTGGGCAGCCTGGTGTCGTCGTTGAACGGGCTGCGGGGCCAGATCAAGACTGCCTTCCACGGCAAGACCGAGTCCTCGCTTCTGAAGCAGTTGGACAAGGCCGGAAAGAGCCTGATCAAGTACGACAAGCAGCTCACCGCGGTCACCTCCAGCCTGGCGAAGGCCAAGGACAAGCTCAACGACCTGAAGACCTCGGCGAAGCAACTGAAGGAGTCCGTCGCCTCGGCCATCCTGTCGGGCAGCAGCGTCGTCACGCAGGCTCCGCAGGAAGGGTTCTCCCTCACCAGCCAGGACGTGGTCAACAACATGCGTGACCGGCTGGCGAAGACCCAGCAGTTCACGGCCCAACTGGAGACACTGAAGAAACGCGGCCTCAGCGCTGACCTGCTGGAGCAGATCGCGTCCGCAGGGGTCGACCAGGGTGGTGCGACGGCGACCGCTTTGGCCGGCGCGAGTGACGCCACCCTCAAGCAGCTCAACCAGATGCAGTCCCGGCTGAAGTCTGCTGCCAACGCGGCAGGCTCGACGGTCTCTGACTCCATGTACGGCGCCGGAATCAGGGCCGCCGAGGGGCTCGTGAAGGGCCTGGAGGCGAAGAAGAAGGCGATCGAGAGCACCATGATGGCCATCGCACTGAGCATGGAGAAGGCCATCCGCAGGGCCCTGGGCATCAAGAGCCCGTCCACCGTGATGGCGAGGGTGGGCGACTTCACGGCGCTGGGCTTCGCCCAGGGCGTCGACCGAAGCCGCAAGCATGCGGTGATCGCCGCGCAGAAGCTGGCCATGTCGGCGCGTCAGGGGGTCACCCTGAAGCACAAGATGATCGCCGCTCGGGGGCTGGCCATGTCGATGGAGCAAGGCGCCGCCCTCACTGGCCAGCCGGTCCCTCTGCCTGCCGTCCGGCCCGACGCCGCCCCGATCGTGCACCACTACTACGAGCCGCACATCACAGTCGAGGGTCATGTCATGACAGAGCGGAATCTTAGGGACGTCGTCGAGAAGCAGATGCTCCGGCTCGGCATGCGTAACCCGACGACGTACGCGCAGTACAAGCGCTGACAGCCGAGGATCGAGCGGCGCCGCCGGGCGCCGGAAAGGTGGCGCCCGGTGGCCAAGCTCGCCGAACTCGTGGACGCGTTCACGGACCCGACGATCAACACCGTGAGGTGGGCTGGTTCCAGCCCTGGACAGTACGCGCTCGATGCGGAGCGGGACCTGGTGACGTTGAACGTGGGCGCCGCGCCGAACACCTACTACAGCTTCGGCTCGGGCGCTACGTACGACGCCACCGGCAGCTCCCTGTACGCGCAGATGTGGCCCGTCTTGAACGGCTCGGCCACGGTGAGCACGTCCTTGAAACTGGATGCGGGCTCCAACAACGCAGCCAGCATCGCGGTCTGGGGCAACGGCACCTTCATGCTCCAGATCACGACCGGGGGCGTGTTCGCAAACACGCCCCTGCCAACCTACGACCCGAGCGCGCACCGCTGGTGGCGGCTGTCGGAGTCGGAGGGCACCTTCCGCGTCGCCACCAGCCCCGACGGCCAGACGTGGACCACCCTGGCGAGCGCACCGTACGCGTGGGACGCGGCCTCTGCTCGCGTGTTCTTCCAGACCGGCACCAGCACCGCCCAGTCGGCCGGCCAGGTCGCAGGGATAGCCCACATCAACACCCTCGCAGGCGGTGACAGCTACCCGAAGGTCTCCACGCTCCAGGAACCGTTCACGGCCACGAGCCTGAACACGGGCGTGTGGAATTCCGTCTCGACGGGCCAGTACTCGCTCGACACGGTGAACGCTCACCTGCTGTTGAACGTGGGCACCACCTCGGGCACGTACCACAGCCTCGGGGCGACCGGCCCCTACAACGCGACCGGCTCAGCTCTGTACGCGCGGGTCACCCCGGCCCCGGTCGGCAACGGCGGCATCACCACGGTCATGAAGCTGGACGCCGGACGGAACAACGCGGTTCAGGTGCTGGCCGCCTCGAACGGCTTCTTCGCCCTACAGGTCCAGCGCCACGGCAACTACGTCACCGTCAACCTGCCTCCGTACGATCCGCACGCCCACCGCTGGTGGCGGCTGACGGAGAAAGACAGCACGCTCGTCTTCGCTGTCAGTGCGGACGGTTGGACGTGGACTGACCTCCGCACGCTGTCGTACGCCTGGCCGTTCACCTCCTGCCAGGTCTACTTCCAGACCGGCACTAACAACGACCAGCCCCCGGGCCTGGCCGCCACCATCGCGCACGTCAACACCCGGCTCGGCGGGCAGCTCAACCCAGCATGGCCCCGCGTCGAGGACGGGTGGGGAGCGTTCTGGAACGCCAACGCCGGCACCCAGCCGCTCGACCGGTACGTCGAGGTCACCGACCGCACCCGCGGCACCGTGTCGGTCAGCCGGGGCCGCCAGTACGAGCTTGACCAGGTGCGGAGTGGCGAGGCGTCGCTGACGCTGGCGAACACAGAAGGGGAGCTGGACCCGGTCAACACCTCAGGGCCCTGGTCCGGGCACATTCAGCCGTACCAGCCCTACCGACGGCGGGCGCAGTGGCCACCGACGGTGAACCTACTGGACCAAGGCCCAGCGACCGGCGGCGACGGCTACCCCACCGGCGCCATCCCGACAGTCGCTGGCGGCCTCAGAATCAGCTCCGCAACCGACTCCAGCGGCGGCAGCATCGTCGCGACGTCGGCGTGGCAGGGCAGCAACGTCTTCCAGTTCTCCGTCCCGAACGGCGCAGCTGGGTTCACCCGAATCGGCTGGACCTTCGGGCCCGGCGTCGTCCCGGGCCAGACGTACACGGTGCAGCTACGAGCCCGGAACATCACCCCGGGAACCACCCTGTCAGTGCGAGCGTTCATCGGCTCGTACACAACCCTGTTCAACTCGAACCTCCTCTTCGGGCCGCCGGCCACGCTGACCGGATCGGCGAATGCCGACTGGACGACGCTCACTGCGACCGTCACCATCCCAGCCGGCCGTGGCGCGATGAGCTGCGGGCTCGCCCTGGACAGCGCTGCGGCCGCGGCCGCCTGCTCCATCCAGGTGGACGGCTGGCAGTTGGAGAAGGGCAGCACGGCCTCCGCCTGGCAGGCGCCCGGCGTCTGGTACTCCGTGTTCGCAGGGTTCCTCGAGCGGTGGCCGTCCTCCTGGGACATGGACGGCCTGTACGGCGTGGTCCAGCCGACCGCAGTGGACGCATTCGCGTTGCTGTCCCAAAAGACGCTGTCGGACCCGCTCACCCAGGAGATCAACAGCAACAGCCCGAGGTTCTTGTTCAAACTGGACGATCCGGCTGGGGCAACGTCGGTGGCGGACTGGACCGGCACGTACCCGCCCGCGCAGCTCGGCATTTCCAAGTACGGTGCCGGGTCGCTCGGGTTCGGCACCGCGATTACCTCGACAGGCTCCGGCGGGGCCTACACGGGCAGCACCGGCACCGTCGCCACCCTCAACAACTCCAACCCGGGCACCAACTTGATCAGCGGCGGTGCGACCTTCATCAAGCTGAATTCGGCGGGCATCACCGGGCCGACGAACCCGACGACGTGGACCCGCATGATCGCCTTCCGGTACACGGGGCCCATCCCGACCGCCGCGGCGTGCCTGTGGTCCTCGATGGACCGTCAGCGCACCAACGGCCCCAGCGGCTCGCACATCTACGTGTACCTGGGAGCCGACGGTAAACCCGTGCTCGCGCTCCAGGGCCCGACGGGCACCGGGTCGAACTTCTATTTCGGTGGCGCTACCAACTGCGCGGATGGCAACTGGCACCTGCTGATCTTCGGCTACAGCGAGTCCAGCGGACAGCTCAGACTCGCGCAGGACGGCGTGACCACCACCGTTTCCGGCCTGACCAGCAGCTACACCCCGACCGGTATCGTCGGCGACAGCCTTGGCGGGTTTGTAGACGTCACCATCGGAAACGGAACCACCTGGAACTTCAAGGGAGACATCAGCTTCGCCGCAGAGTTCCCCGGGTTCCTGTCCCCGACCGCCATCGCCAACCTCTACGCGGCCTGGAAGTCGGCGTGCTCCGGCGAGTCGACCAGTGCCCGTTACGCGCGGATCCTGCGCTACGCCGGGTACACCGGACCGGCCACGCTGCAGAGCGGGCTGACCACCTCGATGGGCCCCGCCAACATCGAGGGACGGGACGCCGTAAGCGCCCTCCAGGCGGTCGTTGAAACCGAGAACGGCCAGCACTTCGTCGGCACAGACAGCTCCGTGCAGTTCAAGGCCCGCTCCGCCCGCTACAACGCCCTCACCCCGACGTTCACGTTCGGGGAGCGGGCGGACCTCGGCGAGTGGCCGTACGAGGACTGCACACTGGACTACGACTCCACACACCTGTCCAACCAGGTCACCGTCACACAGGAGGCCACGGGGCAGGACTTCTACGCCACCGACGCAACCTCAGTCGGCGCCTACTTCCCACGCACCATGTCACGCACGATCAACTCGCAGGACGCGAACGAGTGCAGCGACGCGGCGAACTACCTGCTCTCCCGCTACCGGCAGCCCGCCCAGCGGGTCAGCACCCTGAAGCTGCATCCCAGCGCGAACCCCGCGCTGTGGCCGGTCTGCCTGACCCTGGAACTCGGCACCCGAGTAAGGGTGATGCGCCGCCCGCCGGGCGCGCCGACCGTACAGGTCGACTGCTTCGTTGAAAACCTCCAGTGGAGCTTCAGCGACAACGGCGAGGCGTGGCTGGAACTCCAGTGCTCGCCGGCCGACCTCACGCCCTACGGATTGCTGGCGGCCTGGCACACCACACTCGCCTCGCCGATCGGAGCAGGCGTCACGTCGATCACCGTCAACGCCTCCGAGGACAACACCAACCCACTCGCCGCGCAGCTCGCCCCCGGGCAGCGGCTCGTCCTCGGGCAGAACACGGCGAACCAGGAGACCGTCACGGTGGCGGCGGTCGGTGCGACGAGCCCGGGCTGGAGGACGGCAACGGTCATGCTCACCACGGCCACCACCAGGGCCCACACGGCGGGCGACCCGGTCTGTGAACCGTTGCCCACCGGGACCACGGACCCGACCACCTGGGACTCCGTCGCCGTCTTCGATTCCATCGCGTTTGCCTACTAGGAGGCCAAGTGCCACGCACGGTGCCTGTCATCGCGTCCGAGTCGCCCGGCAACTTCCTGACCGGGGCGTTGTGGAACGCGAACGTCAAGGCCATGGGCGATTGGATGCTCGGCTCTGGCAGTAGCGGGGTGCCCCGATTCTCGGGCTACCAGAACACCGCGCAGTCCATCCCGAGCAACACGTTCATCCCCATCACGCTCGACAGCGAGACCATCGACTCCGACGGCGGGCACTCCACCACCACCAATCCGAGCCGCTACACGGTGCAGGTCGCTGGCACGTACCTGGTCATCGGCGAGGCGTGCTTCCCCGCGAACGCGACGGGCAACCGCGGCAGCCGCATCACTGTCAACGGTGCCAACATCCAGGGCGGCGCATCCATGATCCCCAGCGGTGCCGGGAACACGATGGGCGTGCCGGCTGCCGCCCTCCTCCAGCTCGTTGTCGGTGACTACGTCGAGGTGCTGGGCTGGCAGTCCTCCGGCGCCGCCTTGAACACGGCCGTGGCCACCGACTATGCGTCGTCGCTGAAGGTCCTGTGGGTAGCTGGCTGACCCTTCAACCCTAGGCGTTGCCCCCTCTTGGCATCCGTCCCACGCACCTGCTCTATGCCCCGCGCCGTCTGGCCGGGGCTTTTCTCATGCCCTGGAGGCATCAATGACCCCACCATTGTCCGCTGACCGGTTCCTCGCCGCCCTCCGGGCGGAGGGCCTGAAAGTCGTCGAGGTCGGCGACTGGCGTTCCCGCAACCGCAATCACAAGGGCCCGTGGGGCCCTGTCCACGGCGTGATGATCCATCACACCGTCACCCGAGGCACCCAGCGCACGGTGGAGATCTGCCGTGACGGGCACGCATCGCTGCCCGGCCCGCTCTGCCACGGCGTCATCGCCAAGGACGGCACGGTGCACCTCGTCGGCTACGGCCGCGCCAACCACGCCGGCCTCGGCGACGACGACGTCCTCCGGGCGGTCATCGCCGAAACCTCGCTGCCCTCCGACAACGAGACCACAACCGACGGCAACCGGCACTTCTACGGCTTCGAGTGCGAAAACCTCGGCGACGGCGAGGACCCCTGGCCGGCCGTCCAGTTGGAGGCGATAGAGAAGGTCGCGGCGGCGGTGTGCCGTGCGCACGGCTGGTCGGAGCGCTCGGTGCTCGGGCACCTGGAGTGGCAGCCGGGCAAGGTCGACCCGCGCGGCTTCACCATGGTGAGCATGCGGGCCCGGATCGCAGACCGGCTCGCTAGCGGCAAGCCCGCCCCCACACCCTCCACGCCGAGACCGCTGCCCACGCCCCAGCGGCCGGTCGTCGACCTGTCCAAGCTGGTCGCCGCCGCCAGGTCCAACCCGGCCGCCACCGGCACGCCCGTCACGTACAGCGGCGTAGCCATCGTCGAGACCGCGCTGGTCGACGAAGGACTCCTGGCCACGAAGTACAGCGACGGCCACTGGGGCAGCAAGACCACCCCCAGCTACGCGGCTTGGCAGCGGAAGTGCGGCTACCGCGATGCCGCCGCCGACGGCATCCCGGGCCGCGACAGTCTCACCCGCCTCGGCAACAAGCACCGCTTCGACGTGAAGGAGTAACTCATGACCAGCAAGCTTCTCTTGGACCTCGCCGAGCGTGCGGGGTGGACCGGCGTCCAGGCCGCCCTCGGCCTGGCAGTCGTCGAGCTCGGCGAGCTGCCGGTGTGGTGGGCTGCGCCGACCGCGCTCGTCGCCGCGGCGGCGAAGTCGTGGGTGGCTGGACGCCTCGGCCGGAAGGGCACGGCATCCACCCTGCCCGCGAGTAAGGATCCGGCGTCGCTCGCCAGAAGCGTGTGAGCGGCGAATGAACTTGCTCATCTACCTTGGCGGCGGTGCAGGCGCGATGCTGGCGCTCGGAGCACTGGCCCGCGGGGCGTGGCGCTTCAACCGGCTCATCGTGCAGATCGCCGCGGCCGTGGTGGAGCTGGTCCCCAATGGGGGCGGCTCAATCAAGGACACGGTGCACCGCACAGAACAGAAGGTCGACGACACCACACAGAAGGTCGAGGACAACGCTCGGGAACTGCGTGAGCTGGCAGAACGGTTCGACGCCCACCTCGCCGAGCACACGACGACCCTCAACGAGATCGCGAAACGCTGA